GGAATCAACCTTTGAAAAAGGTAAGTAAGTTGCTTTGTCTTAAACCCGTTACCAGTGTTGTTGCAGATACACTGTTGTACCAGAGGAGAGACTATGTCTGAAGATTTTGAGAATGACTTTGCACCTTCGCCGTTGTCTGCTCTTGAGGAGAGTGCTGCTCACCTGAACGAGATGTATAATGCGTTGCTTGGCTCTGGATTTAATGAAGGACAGGCATTACATTTAGTAGCAGAGATAATGAAGTTTGGCGCAACAATGGACGAAGGATAATTACGTATGGCTGACAAATTAGACCTTACTGAAATTGGTAGTACAGGATTACGTCGTAGTGGCGGTACTGTATTTGAGGAGTTCCTCACCGCTCTCCGTGGTCGTCGTGGCGCACAGGTTTATCGTGAAATGTCCGAGAATGACCCAGTTGTAGGTTCAATCCTTTATGCTATTGAGAAAATTATCTTGCGTCTGAACTGGCACGTACAACCAGCCAGTGACAGTGACGAAGACAGACTCAACGCTGAGTTCATTGAGAGTGCTTTGTATGATATGTCTGACTCTTGGGATAGCACCGTTTCAGAGATTCTTTCAATGCTTGTATATGGATACTCATACCTAGAGATTGTTTACAAGGTTCGCGGTGGTGACTCTGATGACCCTCAGCGTAAATCAAACTTCACAGATAATAAAATTGGTTGGCGTAAGTGGGCGATTCGTGCTCAAGAAACTCATAACAATTGGTTGTTTGATGCAGACGGTGGTATTCAAGGTTTTGAACAAGTTGACCCATACGGTGCTGGTATCAACCGCATACCAATTGACAAGTCTTTGCTTTTCCGTACGAGCACTACCAGAAACAATCCAGAAGGTAAGTCGTTGCTTCGTACTGCATATCGTCCGTGGTACTTCAAGCGTCGTATTGAAGAAATAGAAGCGATTGGTGTAGAGCGTGACCTTGCAGGACTACCAATGGCGTACGTACCTCCAGAGTATTTGTCTAGTAATGCAACTCCAGACCAACAGGCTGTACTTGCTGCAATTACCGCAATTGTCCAGAATGTAAAGCGTAATGAGCAAGAAGGAATCGTATTCCCTCAGATGTATGACGAGCAGGGTCACAAACTATTTGATATGACCTTGTTATCAACTGGTGGCTCACGTCAGTTCGACACAGACAAGATTATTTCTCGTTATGACCAGCGTATTGCTATGTCAGTGTTGTCTGACTTCATTCTTCTAGGTCACGAACGTGTTGGCTCATTTGCTTTAGGTTCATCAAAGATTGACCTATGGACAATGGCTGTAGATGCAATATGTAAATCTATTGCTGAAACAATTAACCAGCACGCTATTCCAAGATTGTTGAAGTTAAATGGTATGTCTCTCGGTACAACTCCAGAGTTGAAGTACAGTGAAGTCTCGCACGTTGACCTTACTGAGATTGCTGACTTTGTATCTAAGTTGACTGCTGCTGGTGCTATCACTCCTAACGAGGAGACTGAAAACTATCTTCGTGGGCTTGCTGGTTTACCAATAGCAGAGGCAACTGAGTAATGCCGTTTGTAATAAAAAATAGACGCGAGCCTAATAATCCGTTAGTTCCCAGAGCAACACCTACTGCTAATGAACGACGTGTTCTACAAACATACTTAAATGCTTTTGAGAATGTACGTGGTTCAACAATCAACAGAGAAACTTTCCGTTTGATTATGGAACAGGTTGCCGCAGGTAATCCTTTGTCTGCTGCTTCATTAGTTCCGTGGGGTAACTTTGCACAAGACTTACAGCCGTTTGTAGATGTAACAACTTCACAGGTTGTAACTTCTGCTAATCAAAGTCTTGCTCGTTTACCGTCAAGACTTAAAGTAGATATGACATTTGATTTAACTGACCCACGTGCAATTGCTTGGGCGCAGTCAAGAGCAGGAGCGTCTATCCGTGGAATCACAGAAGAATCACGTCAGGCTGTTGCTCGTATTATTGCTGATGGTCTTCGTTCTAAGTTAGATATGGAACAAATGGCAAGCCGTATTGAGGCTGTAGTTGGTTTAGACCAGAGACAGGCTAAATCTTTAGACCGTTTTTATGGTGAGACGTTAGAACAGTTAATGGACGAAGGTGCTTCTTTCAATGAAGCAACGCAAGAAGTCAGAGAAAGAGCAAAGCCTTTGTATGACCGTATGATTCGTTATAGAGGTTTACGTATTGCTCGTACAGAGATGGTTACTGCTGCTAATCAAGGCAGAGTCTTATCTTGGTTTGAAGTTGAATCACAGGGTTTAATGCCGCCTGACTCAAAGCGTATTTGGATAACAGCACTAGATGAACGCACTTGTAGTGTTTGTGCGCCTAAACACCGTCAGACTGTTGCTTGGGATTCAGAGTTTGATTTTGGTTCTCCAGCATTACACCCACATTGTCGTTGTAGCATTGAGTTACTTCCTGGCAAGCCTTCAGCCCGTATTGCTGCTGCGTAAGACATAATAAGAGATTAGATAGGAGACCGTATGCCGTATGAGATAAGCACGAACGCTCAAGGGTGTGACGGTTATGCCGTAATTAAGCCAGAGACAGGTGAAGTGACTACTTGTCATTCGTCAATGGCAGATGCCGTTCGTCATATTCGTGCGTTGTATGCCAATGTACCTGACGCAATTAAAAAGTCTGATAACTTACAAAAGTTGCACAATGACTTACACGCTAAACACCCAGAGCCTTTGACTGATGACATTATCCTTGCTCATCACTTCATTACTTCAGAGATGACAAAGCGCAATATCAGTCACGGTCACGACAACACTGGTTGGGGAGCACTGTCGGTTGTAATGCCGTGGAGTGCATTTGTAACAGGAATAGACCTTGATGAACTTGATGTAACAAAGTCAGAGGCAGTAGATAATCTTGCCGAGAAGTGGGAATTGACTGGTCAAGAATTAGAGGTCAGTAGCAGTTTTGGTGTAGACGGTGAAGAACTACTTATTCGTCAAAGTGTTGAAGACTTAAATAAAGTCTCAGAAGAAACAACGTGGACTCCTACTAATGCTGTAGCCGCAGAAGCAAAGCGTGCGCTTGGTTGGATTCGTGAAGGAAAGCAAGGTGGCGGTTTTACTGCTGTAGGTCGCGCTCGCGCTGCTCAACTTGCTGGTCAACGTCCTGTATCTCTTAGAACTTTACAGCGTATGGCTTCATACTTCCGTCGTCATAAGAATGATAGCGAAGCAGATGGTTTCTACTCCAGTAGTAAAAAGTTTCCGTCCCCTGGTCGCGTAGCGTGGGACGCTTGGGGTGGAGATGCAGGTAAGGCTTGGGCAGAAAAGATTATTGCTGGTGTCACAAACAAATCTGTTGATGAAGGTTCATTCAATGTAATTGCTAATGAGGCTGTATCAAAAGAAGATGCAAAGCAATTTACGCTTGCTCCTTTGTATATTCCTAATATGTTAGATGCTCATAATGAGTGGACAGACCCAGATGAATTACAGAAAGCCGTATGGGATTACGTAAAGTCTGGTGACCGTCGTATTCGTTTACAGCACGATAAGAGTGTTGTTGCTGGTGAATGGCTAGAAGTTATGACGTTCCCGTATTCACTCTCAATACCAGTTAAGAAAGCCAATGGTGAAAGCAATACTGTTGAGTTCCCTGCCAACACAGTGTTTATGGGTGTTCAGTGGCAAGATTGGGCGTGGAAGTTAGTCAAGGAAGGAAAACTCCGTGGCTATTCAATTGGTGGTAAAGCCCAGAGAATCCTCGCTGACTTAGATGAAGATGATGAAGATGACTATGAAGATGATGATGACTTTATTTCAACTTCTGAACTTAGAGTAGAGAACGATAACCCCACTGTTAGTGATGTTCACGTTGATACCATAATGAACCCTAAGCCTAAGAAAAAACTTAAGAAAGAAAAAGATATAAGTGTTGGTGATGTAGTTTTGTATGCCGTACAGAAACCGCCAGCAGCGACAACGTATGCAACTGGTGAAGTAGAGCGTATAGAGCGTAGTGGCATAGTAACGCTTGACGGTACTAATGAAAAAGAAGAAGCAACAGATGATGACCCTGTAGCCGTATTGCGTGTATGGGCTGAAACAGAATCAGGACTTCAGGAAACAAATCGTCGTGTTGTAAAGCCGTTTAGTCAGTTACGTATGACAGATAAAAAACTTGAGAAGTCCACAGAAGACACGTTGCGTAACAAAGTCAAAGAACACAATGATGAAGTTGGTGACGTTGCAAGCAAAAGAACTACCGTTGCTACTTTGTTGCAAGTTTATCGTCGTGGTGTAGGAGCGTATAAAACAAATCCTTCTTCCGTTCGACCTGGCGTAACTGGTGAAGCACAGTGGGCGTTTGGCAGAGTCAATGGTTTCCTGCACGCTCTAAAAACTGGACGGTACAAAAGGTCACCATTTGATACTGACTTGTTGCCAGAAAGTCACCCACTGCACTCTAAAGGAGAGAAAGAATGACCCCTATCTATCCACACCAGTACGGTGTCCAAAAGGCTGATAATTGCCCCACAGCCACCCAAAACGTAGAGGTAAATCTGGCGAACAGAGAAAAGGCTATTGAATCTGCTGGTTACGGCCCACTCAATCCTAAAGAGCCGAATGATGAGTTCTGGCAGGTAAAGGCTAAGCGTTGGGAAGTGACAACTGCTGAGGCTAAGAAATCCTTGTGTGGTAATTGTGCATTTTTCATTCAGACTAAGCCAATGATTGCTTGTATTAAAGACGGTCTAGCGACTGGTGACCCAAAAGAAGAAAACTCGTGGGACAGCATTAAGGCTGGCGACTTAGGCTTCTGTGAAGCGTTTGACTTTAAGTGTGCCGCATCTCGTACCTGTGATGCTTGGGTAACTGGCGGTCCTGTCCGTTAGTGGCTGCCTCACAGTGTCCGTTCTGCTCTAAGTTCTTCAAGCCCAAGTTTGGTGGTGTTCTTGACGACGGCACTAAGTGTTGCAAAGACTGTTACGTAACCGTCGCTATAAAAAAGGCTATGTCTAAAAAATCAGAGAGCACCCATTCAGATTGAGTGTCAAAGTATCTGTTTGACACGTAAGTAGTGTTATTCTCTGTACAACGCTTACTGCTGCTTTGTTGTAGTGTTGTTTACTGCACAAGCACTTATCGTTTAGGAGACTGGAATGGCTAAAGCCCGTAAAATGGTCGGACTCAATATCGAGGAGACCAGTGGTGTAGACCACCCAGCCCACCTGCACGAAGGTTGGTTAGTCATTAAATCAGAGCACTCTGGTGTAGACGACCTTCTGAGTGACCTTGTAAGTCAAAACACCGAATCAGATAAAGTTCTGATTACTGAGGGGACGAAGGAGACCGCTATGACCCCAGATGAAAACGTAGAGGTTGTAGACAAGGCGATTCCTGCTAAGCCAGAGGAAGACAAAATGTCTTACAACGACGCTATGGAAAAAATTAAGATGCTCGAAGAAGAATTGAGCAAGAAGGTTAAAGAGATGGACAAGATGATGGCTGAAATGAAAAAGAAGCCAGCAGAAAAGTCTGTTGAAATTGACACAGATGCTCTCGTTAAGGAAGCCCCAGAGCCACTTCGCAAGATGCTTGAAGACCTTGAGAAGTCTGCTTCTGATGCAAAGGCTCGTGCTGAAGTAGCAGAGTCAGTATTAAAGTCAGAGCGTGATGCTCGTGCTAATGAAGTTGCTGTTGCAAAAGCAAAAGAGTGGACACACCTTGCAATTGACGCAGAAAAAGTTGGACCAGCGTTGGCTTCACTTGCTGAAGTAAATGCTGATTTAGCAAAGGCTCTTGAAGATGTTTTGACTTCTGTAAATGCACAAGCAGAGTCAGCAAACATCTTTGCAGAGATTGGTAAGTCTGCATCACCTACAACTGGTGACGCTTACACACAATTAACTTCTATGGCTAAAGCGGCTGTGGAATCCACTAAAGGTATTACGTTTGAACAAGCGTTTGCTGGTGCTGTAAATAGCAACCCTGACCTGTACAATCAGTACCTAAACGAGAAGGGTGCTAAATAAAAATGGCATACGAAATCAGTAATTACAGCGTAAAAGTCACCCTCGTTGCAGGTGCAGACCTTTCCGCTTTGCAGTATCGCTTCGTCAAGTTGAATAGTTCTGGTCAAGCAATTGCTGTTGCTGCCATCACAGACGTTCCAGTTGGCGTACTACAAAATGCTCCAACATCAGGTCAGGAAGCCGAAGTTCTTGTTTCAGGCGGAACCAAACTTGTTGCTGGTGAAGCAATCACACTTCCAGCGTTCTTGAGCGTTACCTCAACAGGTAAGGCTGACAAGATTGCTGTTACAGACACAACTCAATACGTAGTTGGACAGGCTATCACCGCTGCTGGTGGAGATGCTGAAGTTATTACCGCAGTAATTAACTGCGCTAACCCAACTAGAGCGAACTAAGGGGAATAACTAAAATGGCACAGCCAAATCTAAACTCAGTACACGTAGACGCAATCTTGACAAACATTTCTGTTGCGTACCTACAAAATCAAGACAACTTTATTGCCGATAAGGTTTTCCCTATCGTACCTGTAGACAAGAAGTCCGATAAGTTCTTCACCTACACAAAGAATGACTGGTTCAGAGATGAAGCACAGCGTCGCGCTGATGCTACTGAGTCTGCTGGTGGCGGTTACAACCTCGGTACAGGGTCATACTCTGCTGAAGTTTACGCTTTCCATAAGGACGTTGGTGACCAACTTCTTGCAAACGCTGATGCTCCACTTAACCCACTACGTGAGGCTACAGAGTTCGTAACTCGTCGTATGCTTCTTCGTAAGGAACTTCAGTTCGTTTCTGACTTCTTCACAACAGGTGTTTGGGGAGATGACGTTACTGGTGTCGCTGGTTCTCCATCTTCTGGCGAAACAAA